CCTGGTCCCTGACGCATCCGGTGGATGACGCAATTACCCTGCTGACACAGGGCGGCAGACTGAACTGTAAGTTCCGCCTGTCAGGCGCACTGACCAACAATCAGTTCGGGCTGGGGATTTATCTGTATACGGATGCTCCCGTTCCTGATGGTGTGGCGATGACGGGTACCGGTAATCCGTTCCTGATGTCGTACTTCACTCAGACCACTGACGGCAGAGTGAATCTGATGCATCACAGGAAAGCCGGAAACACGAAGCTGGGGGAGTTCGGCGATTACGGTAACGACTGGCAGACGCTGGAGCTGGTGTTCACCGCCGGCAGTGCCACGGTTACTCCGAAACTGAATGGAGTGGCTGGCCCGGCATTCCAGGTTATAAAAGACAGTCTGACACTGGGACTGAATGTGCTGACGCTGACGGATGTTACAAAAAATGCAGCGTATGGCGTTGAGATAGAAAGTCTGGTGCTGGAGATAAATGCACCGGCAGCATAATAAAAAAACAGCCAGTACTGACTTTCGTCGGAGAAGTACTGGCTAAGAAGGATAGTTGGGTTTCACATGATACTTATATCTGGCAGTACATTTTCTGACAGACAGTGACGGATGTTGTCAAGATATTGTGTCATTTATAACCTGAATCAGGGGTTGGTCGGAATGTTATCTGGCATTTTTAGCAGAGCCTGAATGCCATAATCACGGCTCCCGGAGTTGGCCGTCAGTGGGTGACACTGGCGGCTTTTTGTTTTCCTTTACTTTCATTTTCTGTCGGCGGTGACGGAGACATACATCAGATGGAAAAAATCACAACGGGTGTGTCATACACCACGTCAGCGGTGGGGACGGGATACTGGTTACTGCAGCTGCTGGACAAAGTCTCTCCGTCCCAGTGGGTGGCAATCGGTGTGCTGGGGAGTCTGCTGTTTGGCCTGCTGACGTATCTGACAAACCTTTATTTCAAGATTAAAGAAGATAAGCGCAAGGCTGCGAGAGGTGAATAATGCCTCCATCATTACGAAAAGCCGTTGCTGCTGCTATTGGTGGTGGGGCTGTTGCCATAGCGTCTGTGCTCATCACTGGTCCGAGTGGTGACGATGGCCTGGAAGGTGTCAGCTACATACCATACGAAGATATCGTTGGCGTATGGACTGTATGTCATGGACACACCGGAAAAGACATCATGCCCGGTAAAACGTATACCGAAGCAGAATGCAAAGCCCTCCTGAATAAAGACCTTGCCACGGTCGCCAGACAAATAAACCCGTACATCAAAGTCGATATACCGGAAACAACGCGCGGCGCTCTTTACTCGTTCGTTTACAACGTGGGCGCTGGCAATTTCAGAACATCGACGCTTCTTCGCAAAATAAACCAGGGCGATATCAAAGGCGCATGTGATCAGCTACGGCGCTGGACATACGCTGGCGGTAAGCAATGGAAAGGGCTGATGACTCGCCGTGAGATTGAGCGTGAAGTCTGTTTGTGGGGGCAACAATGAGCAGAGTAACCGCGATTATCTACGTTCTGGTCATCTGCCTCATCGTCTGCCTTTCATGGGCTGTTAATCATTACCGTGATAACGCCATCGCCTACAAAGAGCAGCGCGATAAAGCCACATCCATCATCGCTGATATGCAGAAGCGGCAACGTGATGTAGCAGAACTTGACGCCAGATACACAAAGGAGCTTGCTGATGCTAATGCGACTATCGAAAGTCTCCGTGCTGATGTTTCTGCTGGGCGTAAGCGCCTGCAAGTCTCCGCCACCTGTGCAAAGTCAACGACCGGAGCCAGCAGCATGGGCGATGGAGAAAGCCCAGGACTTACAGCAGATGCTGAACTCAATTATTACCGTCTCCGAGGTGGAATCGACAAGATAACCGCGCAGGTTAACTACCTGCAGGAATACATCAGGACGCAGTGCTTAAAATAATTTTAATTTCACTGAAATTTAACAAGTGACTTTCAGGAAAATGCCTCGCAGATGCGGGGCATTTTTGTACCGGTATTTCACCGCGCACCGCAGCGCACAATAAACACCGAACCTGACCCTTTGGAATGGGCCTTTGAGGATACCAGTTAGTGCTGGCGAGCCTCGGTGGGCTGGTTTCCTGTGCGGCAAAGGTTCATTTCAAAGAAGCAGGCAACGCCATGAATGAATTAATTGCGAATCATGACTTCGACTTTCGCCAGTTAGTTACCGCAGCAGAAGGTCAACCGGTAACTGACACCTTCCAGATTGCCAGGGCATTTGGTAAACGCCATCAGCATGTGATTAGGGCTATTAAATGTTTGAGATGTTCTGAGGAATTCTCGACAACCCATTTTGGGGCCGTCGAGAAAATCAATGACTTAGGTATTTTTGACAAGAAACAGATTTACTACCGCATGGACTTTAGTGGCTTCGTTATGCTGGTTATGGGATTTAACGGGGCAAAAGCCGATGCTGTTAAAGAAGCCTATATCAATGCGTTTAACTGGATGTCAGCAGAACTCCGTAAGTACAGCGAAAGTTATGAAGCAGAACGTAACGTCGTAATGCTGGAGTACATGAAAGAGAAGGATGTCGCCAGCATGTCAGGCCGTCTGCTCAATCGCTGGGGGAGAACGAAAAAACCTCAATTGCTTGCAAAGCTGGAACGTCTGGAGAGACAGGGACAGTTTTTATTACCGGGATTCGATAAAGGTATTCAAGCCTGACACATTATGCGCTGTATCGTCGCCGTATTTCCGCATTAACCATGACCGTAGCCCGACAGGGAGACTCCTCTGCGCGAGTGTGCGGGGATAATCAAAAACGATACACACCGGGGTTTACCGCGTTAACGGAGCGCGGCGTTGTCCCCTCATAGTCGCCTGTCCGGTACGATGGTGGAAGAAACCGAACGTTCATTTCTCGTTATTTGTCATGCTGGCCGTACGCAGATGCGTTGCATCTGTTGCCAGCCTTCTCCTGCAGGCTTCAATAACCCACGCTGAAAAGTTACTGGACCCTTTATGCTCAAGGGCGATGTTGATCTGTTCAATCATGTGATTGGGGAAACGGATATTGCGGGTTGTGGTTCTGCGGGTCCGGTTTTTCGATGACATATTTATTTCCTTTACTGATTGCCATATGACGGGGATTTTACATGGCTGAGCTTCGTACACTCCAGAGCAGAATCAAAACTCTGAACACCCGACGGGTGAATATTCTGAAGGGGGAACAGCGTCGTGTCAGTGGCAGTGCACGTGTTTCCCTCAAGCGTCATATCTGGCTCAGGGATGCCGGGCAGTGCTGTCTCTGTGGTCGTGTGGTTGACCTCTGTGACAGTGAACTCGATCACCGCATTGCACTTCAGTTCGGTGGTGGTAATGAGGAGACGAATCTCTGGACGCTCTGTACCGAATGCCATCGACAAAAGTCTGCTCGTGAAGCGGTGAGTGGTATGCCGGACCCGATGCTGCCGGAGGTGTCCGGAGGTCATGGCAGAGCAGACGACATCATCGGACTGTAACCCGACCCGGGGGGGGATCATCCGGCGAAAAAAACGATCGCCCCGGACACCGCCCCCCGTCTCATGCAGAGAAAAAATTCCTGTTTCAGGCCAGTTAACATGTTAACTGGCTGCCCGGGCATTTTTTCGGTTTTTATCTTTATTATTCAGTTTGTTGTGCGAAAAAAATGTTAACTGGCTTTTTCAGCAAATGTTAACCAGGCAGCAGTTAACATTTGCGGCATGAGACGCCGGGAAAAATGGGCTGAACCATACCCGGCTGAGTGCGTTCTGGACCCGGGAGGAGGCTGTGCTGACAACGCAAAAACGAAAATTTGCGCTGGCGCTCATGTCCGGGAAAAACAAAACAGCGTCAGCCATTGCCGCCGGTTATTCGGCGAAGACCGCCAGGGTTAAAGGCTCGCAGCTGGCAAAAGATCCGGAGGTGCTCGCGTTTATAGCCCGTAAACAGTGCGAGACGGTGGAGGTGGATGAGGTTCCTGTTTACCGGCAGAAAAAATCAGAGCAGGAGGATAAACCCCGTCGCCGTGAGGTGGCTGCAATACCACAGCCGGACGAAAACAATCCGGAGATGCCACCGTCCGCGGTGATGTCTCCTGGTATTGAATATATGGAGGATGGTCTTCCCGATCCGGTGAAAGCCATGGGGCGGATCCTGGTGGAAAACCTCTGCATTGATCCGAAACTGGCACTGGATGCGGCCTGGCGTCTGGCGCAGTTCACGCACCATAAAAAAGGCGATGCCGGTAAAAAATCGGCAAAAGGTGATGCCGCGAAAAAAGCGGCTAACCGTTTTGCGGTGCCACCACCTCCCCGGCTGGTGGTGAATAACCAGAATGAGGAAAGCGGATGATACCTGTATGGAGCACGGCATGTCCGGACTGGGCAGAGCGCCTGCAAAAGGGACTGTCGATTATTCCGGCTCCGATTTATCCGGACCAGGCTGCACATGCCCTGGCGATTTTTAAACAACTGCGGATTGTGGATGCACCGGGTAGCCCGACGTTCGGGGAGTCCTGCGCACCGTGGGTGTTTGACCTGGTGGCGGCCCTGTTTGGCTCCTATGATGCGCAGACCGGTGTACGCCATATCAAGGAAGTGTTTATCCTTATCCCCAAGAAAAACAGTAAGTCCACGCTGGCCGCGGGGATCATGATGACGGCGCTGTTACTGAACTGGCGGCAGGCGGCGGGCTACACCATTCTGGCCCCGACCGTGGAGGTGGCGGCCAACGCCTTCAACCCTGCCAGGGATATGGTGCGACGGGACGATGATCTGGATGACCTCTGTCAGGTGCAGACACATATCCGGACCATCACCCATCGGGTGACGGACACCACCCTGAAGGTGGTGGCAGCCGATCCGAATACGGTGTCCGGTATCAAGTCCGTGGGGACACTGATTGATGAACTGTGGCTGTTTGGCAAGCAGTACAAAGCGGAAGACATGCTACGTGAAGCCATCGGCGGGCTTGCCTCCCGTCCGGAAGGATTTGTGGTGTACACAACCACCCAGTCGAATGAGCCGCCAGCCGGGGTGTTCAGACAGAAACTGCAGTACGCCCGGGATGTCCGTGACGGCAAAATTCATGATCCGCACTTTCTGCCGGTGATATTTGAACACCCTCCTGAAATGGTGGAAAGCGGGGCTCACCTGCTGATGGAAAACCTCGCCATGGTTAACCCGAATCTCGGTTATTCGGTGGATGAGGCTTTTCTGTACCGGGAGTACCGTAAAGCCCGGGAGGCTGGTGAGGAAGCATTTCGTGGCTTCATGTCAAAACACGCCAATGTGGAAATCGGTCTTGCCCTGCGTTCTGACCGCTGGGCGGGCGCGGATTTCTGGGAGCAGCAGGGCAGGCGCGTCAGCCTGGACGATATCCTGCAGCGCGCTGATGTGGTGACGGTGGGGATTGACGGCGGGGGCCTGGATGATCTGCTGGGAATGTACGTGACTGGCCGTGACAGGGAAACCCGCGAATGGCTGGGCTGGGGCCATGCCTGGGTGCATGAAACCGCGGTGGTCAGACGGAAGAGTGAGGCATCCCGGTTTCAGGATTTTGTGGCCTGTGGAGACATGACGATTGTCCGTCGGGTCGGGGATGACACGGCGGAAGTGGCGGAGTATGTGCGTCGTATTCATGAGGCTGAGTTACTGGACCATATCGGTATTGCCCCGTCAGGTGTGGGGCAGATTCTGGATTCACTGGCGGAAGCCGGGATCCCCGATGAGAGTGTGGTGGGGATAAGCCAGGGCTGGAAGCTGGGCGGGGCCATCAAAACCACCGAGCGCAAACTGGCTGAGGGAGTGCTGGTGCATGGTGGTCAGCCACTGATGGCCTGGTGCGTTGGCAATGCCCGGGGGGAGCCTAAAGGTAACGCCATTCTTATCACCAAACAGGCCAGCGGACGGGGAAAAATTGACCCGCTGATGGCGCTCTTCAATGCGGTGTCCCTGATGTCCCTGAATCCGGAACCGAAAAAGAAAGCGTATGAGGTTTTTTTCATATAACCCTGCTCACCCTGTAACCATCACGAACCGCTCCGGCGGTTTTTTTATTTTCAGGAGGCTGATGTGACTCTTAAACGGGCCTGTTCCCTGCTGACGGTGAAATCCTTCAGTGAGGATGAACGGGTGATCACCGGGATTGCGTCAACGCCTTCTCCGGATCGGGATGGTGACATCCTGGAGCCGGAGGGGGCGGAGTTTGGCAGTACGATCCCGTTTCTCTGGCAGCATGACCATTCCCGCCCTGTAGGCCAGTGTACGGTGCGTCGGGTCAGGGAAGGGCTGGAAATCACGGCAATGCTGGTGAAGCCGGAGCCGGGGATGCCCTCCCAGATGGCAGCCCGGCTGGATGAGGTCTGGGCGGCCATTAAGACCGGGCTGGTCAGGGGGCTGTCCGTGGGCTTCCGTCCCCATGAATACACCTTTCTGGACGGAGGCGGACTGCATTTTCTGCGCTGGGAACTGATGGAGGTGTCTGCCGTCACCGTGCCCGCGAATGCGGAATGCACCATCCGGACCATTAAATCTTACGACCGCCCGTTTTCTGCCGCGTCCGGCAACCGGAAACCGGTGGTGAAAATCGCATCTTCTGCCGGCGCTGCGGCACAGTCAACAACCGTTTTTCATAAGGAAAAGACCATAATGAATATTGGCGAACAGATTAAAAGTTTTGAAAACAAGCGTGCAGCGCTGGCAGCCTCCCTTGAGGAGGTCATGACCAAAGCCGCAGAGGAAGGGCGCACGCTGGATGTGGAGGAGGAAGAGCATTACGACAACACCGCAGCGGAAATCCGTCAGGTGGATGCGCACCTGAAGCGCCTGCGTGAACTGGAAGCCGGTAAGGCCGCCACGGCGCAGCCGGTGAAACAGGCCGGTAACGGGAATGTGGCCGCGGTGGCTTCAGCGCCGGTGATCCGTGTGGAGCAGAAACTGGAGAAGGGGATTGGCTTCGCCCGCTTTGCCAAATCGCTGGCTGCGGCTAAAGGCGTCCGATCTGAAGCCCTGGAAGTGGCCCGTCGTCAGTATCCGGATGACAGTCGTCTGCATCATGTCCTGAAATCGGCAGTGGGCGCGGGGACCACCACGGATCCGCAGTGGGCAGGCAGCCTGTCTGAATATCAGGAATACGCACAGGACTTTATTGATTACCTGCGTCCGCAGACCATTATCGGGCGATTTGGTCAGGGCGGGATCCCTGCACTTCGTCAGGTGCCGTTCAATATCCGTGTGCACGCCCAGGTGTCCGGCGGTGCTGCCGGCTGGGTGGGTGAGGGTAAGGCAAAACCCCTGACGAAGTTTGATTTTGAATCCATCACCTTCAGTCATGCGAAAGTGTCGGCCATTGCGGTACTGACGGAAGAATTGATCCGTTTTTCCAGTCCGGCAGCTGATGCGCTGGTCCGTAATGCGCTGGCAGAAGCGGTGGTGGCGCGTCTGGACACAGACTTTGTGGACCCGAAAAAAGCTGCAGTGGCAGATGTCTCCCCGGCGTCCATCACCCATGATGTGAAGGGCACGGCATCAACCGGTAACCCGGATGCGGATGCCGAGGCCGCGTTTGGCCAGTTTGTGACGGCAAATCTGCAGCCCACTGGTGCGGTCTGGCTGATGTCCAGCACCAATGCCCTGGCGCTGTCCATGCGTAAAAATGCGCTGGGTCAGAAGGAATATCCGGACATGACCCTGCTGGGCGGGATCTTTCAGGGGCTTCCGGTGATTGTCTCCCAGTATGTGGGTGACCAGCTGGTACTGGTGAATGCACCGGATATTTATCTGGCGGATGACGGCGGTGTGGCAGTGGATATGTCCCGTGAAGCGTCACTGGAAATGCAGTCTGAGCCGGGCGGCGACAGCACCACACCGTCGCCGGTGGAGCTGGTTTCCATGTTCCAGACCGGCAGCGTGGCCATCCGTGCGGAGCGCTGGATCAACTGGCGTCGTCGCCGTACTGCGGCGGTGGCTGTGATCACCGGTGTGAACTACGGCAGTGCGTCCGGCGGCTGAGTCTGATGAGGAGGGCGGGAGGTGAGAGCGTCCCGCAGTAACTGATGGCAAAAATCCGATATCTGCAGGGTACACATGATGCCCGGCCCGGGGATATCCGGGATGTCGCACAGCCGTGTGCGGAGGTGCTGGTTCGCCTGAGGAAGGCGGAGTACATCACAGCGCGACGTCCGGCGGGTCAGAAAAAGAAACATGATGCGGAGCATAGCGAATGTGGAACTTTTTGCGACGAACCCGAAAAAACCAGAAATCAGGACGTGATGTAAAAGAGGTGGGCTGGACCAGCCTGTTTCAGGCGGTGGCTGAGCCCTTTGCCGGCGCCTGGCAGCAGGGTGTGAAAGCCGATCCGGAAAGTGTCCTCTCCTTTCATGCGGTGTTTTCTTGCATTTCGCTGATATCCCAGGATATCGCCAAAATGCGGCTGCGCCTGATGCAGACAGATACACAGGGGATCCGCCGTGAAAAACGGCAGGGGGATATTGCCCGCCTCTGTCGTCGTCCCAATTCACAGCAGAATCGTATCCAGTTTTTTGAACTGTGGCTGAACGCCAAACTGCGTCACGGCAATACGGTGGTGCTGAAAATCCGTAACTCCCGGGGGCAGATCAAAGAACTGCGTATTCTGGACTGGAACCGGGTTGAACCTCTGGTGGCGGATGACGGCGAGGTGTTCTATCGCATCACGCCGGACCGGAACTGCGGGATCACGGAGGCGGTGACGGTGCCTGCCCGGGAAGTGATCCACGACCGGTTTAACTGTTTTTTTCATCCGCTTGTGGGGCTGCCGCCGGTGTATGCCGCCGGGCTGGCGGCCACGCAGGGGCATCATATTCAGGAAAATTCGACGTCTTTTTTCAGAAATGGCGGCAGGCCGTCCGGGGTGATTGAGATCCCCGGCAGTATTACGGAAGAAAATGCGAAAAAACTGAAGAGCAACTGGGACAGCGGGTATACCGGCGAAAATGCGGGGAAAACGGCCATTCTGAGCAACGGGGCAAAATACAACCCCACGACGTTTTCACCGGTGGATGCGCAGACGGTGGAACAACTGAAGATGACCGCTGAAATTGTCTGTTCGGTGTTCCGTGTCCCGGCCTACAAGATTGGCGTTGGCCAGCCACCTTCCAGTGACAACGTGGAGGCGCTGGAGCAGCAGTATTATTCCCAGTGCCTGCAGACGCTGATTGAGTCCATTGAACTGTTACTGGATGAGGCGCTGGAAACGGGGGAAAACGAGAGTACGGAGTTTGACGTCACCACGCTGCTGAGAATGGACAGCGAACGGCGCATGAAAACGCTGGGTGAGTCGGTGAAAAATACGCTTCTCACGCCCAATGAGGCCCGTAAACGTGAGAACCTGCCGCCCCTGGCCGGCGGTGATGCACTGTATCTTCAGCAGCAGAACTACAGTCTGGAGGCGCTGTCCCGTCGTGATGCCCGTGAAGATCCGTTTGCGTCGTCCGGGAAAAGAGTTTCAGCCCAACTGCCTGACGGCGCATCTGACTGTAATAAGGCAATCAGTGAAACAGAGCATGGTGCGTTGAAAGCGATGTTGAGGGGGATACTGCGAAAATGACGGAACGGGAACTGTCCATTATTCGTGCACTGGGCGAAGAATTCGCCACGGTGCTGGCGGATTTACAGCGCACATTTGAGGAGAAGATGGCCGCGCAGGCACAAGCGTTTGAAGAGAAACTGGCTTCCCTGTCGGCGGTATTACAGAAGCATGTGACGGTGGATGAGGTACATCCGGTTCTGCAGGCGATGGTGGATGACGCTGTGGGGACCATTCCGGTACCGCGTGATGGTCGTGATTATGATCCGGATGTACTGCAGCAGGCGGTGAATGATGCGGTTGCGAATATTCCGGTACCGGCGGACGGCAAAAGTATCACCCC